CACCAGATCCATTGTGAAAGTTATGAATTCCTTGCAACAACTCGGATTTAAACGAGGTCGTCACAGCTTGGGTAATCGCCATTATAGTCTCCTTAGAATGTCAGCCATGTCTTTATGACCGTTTAACTCAAGTTGAGCAATTAAAGTTGTTCTATCGCTTTTTACAGCTTCATCCATGTAGTACTTAACTGCATGAAATACTTGATCCTTAAAAGCCTCCGCCTGCTCTTGTATTATCGGGTGACTATTGCCCCCAACAGAAACAATCGTGTTTGTCGCTCTTTGCGCCCAATGCTCAACGGGCAACCCTGCATTGTTAGTAGTAATTACATCAACGCTTCCAACACCACTAGTACCAACTTCAATCATTATTGCCTTGCCTGTCTAATAGATCCTGATCTGTAGCTATCAGTAGTATCGTAACCTTCGCCAATATTCTTAAGATCAGCCAAAGCTTCGTTATATCTTGTCATGTAAATATTTAACATATCAGCATCACCCTTAAGGAATGTGTATGCTTCAACCAATGAGCCATAAAGCAATGCGCTCTCAGCATTTGTGCCAAGCCAACTTGTTCCATCGCTTGATGCTGTAATAGATTCTGGCTTATAAAAGTAATGAAGCTCTGCGGTTAAATTAGAGCTAGGCGTTGGCCCAAGTATAAAAGTATTTTCATCAAACACTGCGTAGTATTTAGGGACTCCTTCCGTTGTTGCCGCTGGATAAGCTTCTCTAATAAAATTTACATCCTTAAAAAGTAAATATTCATATCCACTATTATCAACAGCAAGAGAATATGGAGCTAAAAAATCAGAAGGCATGGTTAAATATGGAGTGCCGTCTGTAGTTGTTCCAGTAACATTTTTTCTAAAGTCAGGAAGCTGAACTGAATTTAATATTCTGTCCTCAGCTTGAGTAATAATTATTGATAAATTATTAACAAATGTTGTTTCTGTTGTTTCAAGGTAATCTTGAATCGCATTCTTTAATGTAGTAAATGTCCACGCCATTAGCTTGTAGTCACTGTAACTTGCCCAACTTCAGCCTCTATATCCAAACCAACCGTCCTGCTTCCAAGAGAGGTAACACCCCCTCCAACAGGATCAAATGCAAAAAACTTTCTGCTTTCGACTAATCCAGCGGTATCAGGTCTTGGGTTTCTTAAAGCCATAGGGTCGTTTAAGCTTAGCTTTCCTAGCTGAAGCTGAGGTTGATCTGGGTCAACAACATCTTTTCCAACCCTAAGTCCAGTTGGCTTTTGATTAACTATTTGAGGAACCAGATCTTTTATGGGATATCTAAATCCAGTTCTATCACAATACCCAAAAGCATATTTTCCAGCAGCATAACTCATACTTGAGAATAACCTCCCGGTGATAATTGCAATGAAGCTTTTTCTCTATCTGCATCAGCAGCTAAATTCCATTGTTCTTCGTAATCCGTCTTTAACATAATCGATCTATCTGCTTGACCGCCAAGCTTTAAACTTAACTTATAAGCCAAACCAGAAACAAGACAAGGAAGAAACCTTGAAGGAATATCCATATTGTTTGACCCTGGTTTTCCTGTATCTTCAACTCTCTGTAAAAAATAATACCCAAGAGTATAGGTTGCCGCACTGTCAGGAACAGGCCACAGATTAATAGATATAGCAGCAGGGTCTTTTTCAACCCAATACTGAAGAGGTTTTGCTTGAGTAAGCTTATTTGAAAGATGAGCGTATTGACTTACAGAAACCCTAGTTAACGCTTGATCAAACTGCTTGCTGGCATCTCCAGAATCAGTCCTAATCCAAGCTTCAACTATATCCAGCTCATCAGCATCAAGAGTATATCTTGAGGTTCCGGCAGTTAATGCTTGGCTGCCCTCTTGAATAGTCCAGAGATTTAAGCCCCTGTTTTGCCATTCAAGCATTAAAAGATCTATGCTTCTTCGCGCAGTCCTGTAGTCGTAACCGCTGCGAAGCTCCATGCCAGCACGTTCAAACGCTTCCTCTATAGCATCTCCAAGGTCTAAATTAAAAGTGTATGTGCCGCTAGTCGCCACTAAATAATTCTTCCTCTAGTCTTTCCCTTTCTGGCTCGACCATCTATATTTTTCTTAACTCTTCCGCCAGACTTCATAGCAATTGAATCATAAATATTGACTCCAGACTGACTTGCCGCTTGATTTGCAGAGGCTATTTGACTTCTTATATTTGCCATTTCTTCCGCTTTAGCTTCAGCAGCTTCTTTGCTTTCTCTTCTTTGTTTTTGTTTGTCAAAAATTTTTCTACCAAAAACACCCAAAAGATTTCTATATGGGCCTGAACCTGTAGCAATACCATAGGCAGGACTTATTGCTGAAAGTATTTTATCCGGCATCTTATTTTCTCCTTTTCTTTGTGTTAGAAACTTTTCGTTGTTTCTTTTTGGATGGAGCGTTTTTTACTTGCTTACCTGTTTGAGGTCTAGCTATCGCCATTACTTTGACTTTGCTGGAGCTTTTCTTTTTTTCGGAGCTGATTTAGTCTCTGAATCTTTCTTAGCCGCCTTCGTTTCCGCTTCTTTCTTTGCTGGCTTGTCAGCACTTTTTGAAAGCTCCTTTAGCTTAGCTTCTGCTTCAGGCTTACGCATTGGATCGTAAACAACAATGTCATACTCGCCATCAGCAGTTTGACCGCTACCATCTTTATTTTTTGTTCCAATCTGGTAAACCTCTTCGCCATCAGAAAAGTTACCATTAACAAACATTTCAAGTTTAGCCATATCGTTTCCTTACTTGCATGACAATTACATATACATCACCACTAGAATGACCAACAGTTGTAAATTGAATATCACCTGTTGTTCCAGAGGCTTCTGTATCTGGAATTCCAAAGTCTGAAAAGTCTAATGTGTCAGCCCAATCAGCAGCCAACTGCCAAGCCAGAACATCTGTCGTTGCGTCAAAAAATATCTTTACCCCCATTCCTATGGTTTGGTAATAAATTTTTTCAATAACAACAGACGAGCAAGCTTTGTTTGTCATTGGGTCATTTGACAAAGCAGACACATCTATCTTGGTAACAGCAGATTCGCCAGTTCCATCACTTACATTTGTAAAACGAAAGATGGCGGTTTTCGCGCCATCCTGTATCGTTTGAGTCGCTACTGCGTCAGCCATAATTGACTCCTATTATTGATCAGCAAATGCAGGAGCAGTGGTACTCGTAACATTTCCAAAGATTTGATAATTGGTAGTATTTAAACCAACTATAGTCACATCAAATCCGGCAGGAACATTTAATTGAATACTGCTGTTTGAGCTTCCATTAGAAAAAACACTGCTGATTGAGTCACCATCTGTATCCAATAAGGTCACACCACCAATATAAAAGTTTGCATTAGCTGGTGTAACAATAATTGCATCAGTAGCATCAGCGGCTGCGCCAGCATAAATAAACCTAAACACAGATCCAGCAATAGGTGCTGGCAATGTATAGGTATTATCTTGACCGCCATCTGGTACAAGCAAAATTCTTCCGCTATGAGTTGCATTGGTAAGCGTTACATCTCCGTCAGAAAGACTAACAGGGCCGTCACCAACAGTAGTAACTTCAGTGATAGCACCAGTAGTTGAGTTCTTGCTTACAGTTTTGAAGGTGCTTTCAGATCGCACAGCACCTGTGAAAGTAGTATTAGCCATGTGTTTCTCCTGTCTTGGCTAGTGTCTAATATTTAATAAAAAATAATTAGTCAGGAAAGAAAGGGGGCGCAAAGCACCCCCATATCCGTTAGCTTGATCCTGGTGATCCGTAAATTCCAAGTGGGTCACTTACTCCAAAAGAGTATCGCTCCCTTGCCTTGTATCTCACGTTGCCAGTATCAAAGTCTCCGTCCATGCTCGTCTCCATAGGAGTACGCTCAAAATGCTTTAATCCGTTAGGAATGTCAGTAATGACAAAGAAAGCATTTGAATCAGTCAGGTAATGATTTACCGCATATCCTTCAGGAATTGCTCCCATGTTTCGGATAGCGTTTATGTCATTGTCTGCTGTAGCCACACGATTATTAGATTCTAATAACCTGTCGGCTGTGAACATCAAAGCAGGAGGGACAATCAATCGTCGGGGTCTAGCAGCGATTAACAGACCACGCTCATCAGTAAATGCAGCAATATCAATAATTGCATTCTCTAAAGATGTTTCGTTTAAGTCTGCCGCCGTAGAAGGACGGTTGCTGTTTTTTCCGCCATTAACTAGCGGGTGTCCGTCACCACCTGTAACTCCATCTCCAGATGCGGTGAAAAGGTTTACACCATCACCAGTTTGGTAAGAGTTAGTGAAACCATTGTTAAGAGGGTT